ATCCGCAAAAGTGGTCAATGTTCGCCTTGGATTGGGGGCATGGTGATTTAGCTGAGTACGATGGTCCACGCGAATGGCAATCTGACATTAACGGCATCATCGCCAATCACCTGAAGAATCCAGAAACAAGGTACATGCCATTGCAGATAGCCGTGGCTTCAGGTCATGGTATCGGTAAATCAGCAGAAATGGGAATGCTCGCGCATTGGGCTATGTCCTGCTATGACGACTGCAAGATAGTCACTACTGCCAATACAGACAACCAACTTCGTACAAAGACCGCACCTGAAATCGGTAAGTGGTTTCGCATGTCCATCAACGCACACTGGTTTGATGTGCAAACTCAGTCAATCAAGATACGCGACAAGAAGCACTCCAATGATTGGCGCTTAGACTTCATTCCTTGGTCAGAGCATAACACTGAGGCTTTCGCTGGCTTGCACAACAAGGGCAAGATCGTCGTCCTTATGTTTGATGAAGCCAGTAAGATTCACGACAAGGTTTGGGAAGTTGCAGAAGGTGCGCTCACTGATGAAAACACAATCATCATCTGGATCGTGTTCGGAAACCCAACGCGCAATTCAGGACGGTTCCGTGAATGTTTCCGTCGCTATCGTCATCGCTGGATAACGCGGCAGATTGATAGCCGTGATGTGCCTGGCACCAACAAACAGTATTTGCAAAGCCTTGTCGATGACCATGGCGAGGATTCGGATTACGTCAAGGTGCGTGTGCGCGGCATGTTTCCGTCCATGTCTATCAAGCAATTCATTTCCAGCACTGATGTTGATGCAGCCTTTGGTCGTGAATACAAGGCAGACAAATACAACTTCGCACCAAAGATACTGACCTGCGATCCTGCATGGGAAGGTGACGATGAACTGGTGATAGGCATGCGTCAAGGTCTGGTGTTCAAGATACTCAAAATCATCCAGAAGAACGACAACGATATTGTCATTGCTGGCTTACTGGCGCAGTACGAGGACGATGAACAAGCCGATGCGGTGTTTATCGATGCTGGATATGGCACTGGTATCGTCAGCGCAGGCAGAACGCTTGGCCGAGACTGGACGCTGGTTTGGTTCGCTGGTGAATCGACTGACCCTGGATGCCTGAACAAACGCGCTCAAATGTGGAAAGACATGCGCGACTGGTTGAAACAAGGTGGCGCGATTCCTAAAGATGATGTGTTGTATAACGATTTAATCTCACCTGAAACTGTGCCGCGTATCGATGGCAAGATTCAACTTGAGAGCAAGAAAGACATGAAACAGCGTGAATTGCCATCACCGAACAGGGCGGATGCACTGGCCTTATCGTTTGCATTCCCTGTGCAGAAGCGAAGCGCCATGAGCGTTAGCGGTGTCCAAAGAGAAAAGGCGCTTGAATACAATCCTTATCAATAAACCGATAAGGAGTTTGCCATGTGCGGCGGCTTGTTTTCCTCTCCAAAGATTCCAGATCCACCTCCACCTGTAAAACCACCTGCACCTGTCGCTCCTGACAAGATGCCAACGGCTGATGTTTATCGTGATCGCAATCGTAACCAGATGCGCCCTGGCGGTGTCATGGCTGGTAACAGTTCAACATTGCTCACCGACCCCATGGCTGATGGTGGCCTGACGCTCGGCAAATCCACGTTGTTGGGTTAGTAATGGCCTACAAATGGGATAAGGACGGTAAGTTGGTTGGTGACGGCCTGCCTGCAGGCGCATCAATCGACTTGAATGCCTACGCCAAAGCATTTGAGGAAATCAGCAAGAGAATAGATTACGGCGGTAACAACATTATGTCTGCAATTTACCCAAGCATGAAGCCAAAGCTGGCTGATGTAGCAACAGGGTTCAAATACGACTCAAAGACAAACAGTGTTCTCGCATTTGTGCCGCAAACAACACAAAATCCACCAAAACAAAACACTATTGCTGATTATGCAAGTCCATTCAACACAGAACTAGCTGGCCCTTGGGATAAGTTTTACAACGGCGATATAACTGGGATGATGAAGGATCAAAGTCCACAAGGCTCATGGATTCCTGTCAGTGGTATTGACCTTGATCCATCAACTTTATCTGGTGAAGCAAATGAGCAAATAAGTTTCCGAGAAGATGGCGGTGCGCCATTGGCCGTGTTCGGAAATGACAAAGGTTACATGCGTTTGCGTCAGATACCACAACAAGCCGCACGCCAAGCTGACAACATCAATCTGCGCAGTAACACACAGCGCAAAGGTCCAGTTACACAATCTAAGGCGAGAATCTAATGGCTGAATCTTATCAGAACGATTCTCAACGGACTCGCTTACTCAAGCGCAAAGCCTCTTTATGGAAAGAGCGCAGCACTTGGGACCCACATTGGAAGGATATATCCAAAGTCATATCGCCTATGAGTGGTCGGTTCTTTGAGACTGACCGCAATGATGGCCGTAAGCGTTTCAACAATATCTACGATTCCACTGGCACTAAGGCATTAAACATCATGGCCGCTGGTTTGATGGCTGGCATGACTTCACCTGCGCGTCCGTGGTTTCGATTGGCAACCTCAGATACAGAGTTGATGGAGTTCGAGCCGGTCAAGATATGGCTTAATGATGTGACCACGCTGATGCGCGAAGTCTTTGCTCGGTCCAATACCTACCGTTCATTGCATAGCATGTATCTGGAATTAGGCGCGTTTGGCACTGCGGCATCGATCGTCATGCCCGACTTCGACAATGTTGTGCATCATCATCCTTTGACTGTTGGTGAATACGCCATCAGCACGAATGCCAAAGGCGTTGTTGACACGCTTTACCGTGAATTCCAAATGACCGTCGCGCAAATGGTTGGCAAGTTCAGTATCGAGAATGTGTCTGCCAACGTCAAGAATATGTTCGAGAACGGCAATTACGATACTTGGGTGACGGTTATTCATGCGATCGAGCCACGTACCAATCGTGATACTAGCAAGATGGACGACAAGAACATGCCGTTCAAATCCTGCTACATGGAATCTGGTAAAGATGATCACGACAAGATGTTGCGTGAATCAGGCTTTAAGAACTTCAAAGTGCTATGTCCACGTTGGAATGTCACTGGTGGTGATATATACGGTAGTTCACCAGGCATGGAATCGCTCGGTGATATTCGTCAGCTTCAACATCAACAGCTTCGCAAGGGTCAAGCGATTGATTACCAAGTGCAGCCACCTCTACAAGTGCCGACTTCACTGAAGAATCAAGGCACTGATCGATTGCCAGGCGGCATCGTTTATACAGACCAGACCGTGCAAGGTGGCGGCATCCGTAGCCTCTATGAAGTCAATCTAAACCTTCAATACCTGCTTGAAGATATACGCGACGTTCGTGAGCGCATTCGCGGCACGTTCTATGCAGACTTGTTCATGATGCTGGCCAATGACAATCGCAGCGGTATCACTGCCACTGAAGTCGCAGAGCGCCATGAAGAAAAACTCTTGATGCTTGGTCCAGTGCTAGAGCGTTTGCACAACGAGCTATTGAATCCACTGATTGATTTGACCTTTGAACAGTTGGTCGAGGCTGATGTTCTGCCACCAATCCCGCAAGAACTTGAAGGCATTGACCTCAAAGTGGAATTCGTATCCATGCTGGCGCAGGCGCAGCGTGCGGTCGGTGTGAACTCAATCGACAGACTGCTTACGACAGTCGGTGGCATGGCGGGTATGAATCCTGGTGTGCTCGACAAGATTAACTTCGATCAAGTGGTTGATGACTACAGCGACATGCTTGGTGTTAATCCTTCGCTGATTGTCAGTGATGACCAAGTTGCATTGATCAGAGAGCAACGTGCTGCACAACAACAGCAAGCGCAACAGATAGCGATGATGCAACCGATGGTCGATATGGCCAAGACAGCTTCTGACATTAACCCTGATGTAATCGATCAGTTCTCAGGCTATTCAGGGATTCCACTCTAAGGAGATACAAAATGAGCGTAATCAGTTACACAAAAGAAGTGCCTTCCGATGGCAATGCTAAATACATGGTGGTTAGTTGGCTAGGCTTGGCTAATGGTGACGAGGGAAACCCAATCACCTTACCGCAACTGGCTGATAGAAGCGTGCAGGTTGAAGGGGTTTTTGATGGTGGCACAGTTGAGATCAAAGGCTCAATAGATGGCATCAATTATCACACGCTCACTGACCTTCAAGGTTCTGCGATCACGCTTACAGCTACAAGGATTAAAGCGATTTCAGAAATCGTGCGCTACATAAAACCGTTCGTATCTGGTGGTGCAGGTACAAACATTTCAACTCACTTATTAATGAGGTTGCCATGAACATCAAACAATCAGCGGATGAAGTACGCGCTTTAGTTCGTACATTTAAGGCACTAAACGACATAGGTGCAGTGCTAGATAACATTGTTTCTTTAGAGCAAGCGGTGATCGAATCGACCAATGCGGCAGATAAAGCACGCAAAGACCGTGATGTTGCGCTTGCTGAACTTAAGGATACCAATGGGGATTTGCAGACTGCAAAAGGCAAAGTCAAAGCGGAACAGACCAAGCATCTACTGGAACCTTGGCTGCAACTGAAAGTGGCTTAGATACATTCGCTTCAAGCGGTCAAGTCTTAGTTTCTGGTGCTTTGGCAGCCAATGAAACAGGCTCAGACAGCCTAGCAGCCACTGGACAGTCAGGTGATTTAGAGCCAGTAATAACCACATCCAATCCCTTGCTAATCCCGCGCCGCAACATAAGGCGATAGCGGTGTCCGACCGCACCAACTCTGGTGCTATTTTTTCACTGTGACTAAAGATTACAACCCGCTGGCTCTTGATGAAAACCAAGAGGCATTAGATCAAGAAGCGAAGCGCATCAAAAACCTTCGTGAAACAGAGAGAGATGATTTTGTTTGGTTAATGAGTGACAAGAGAGGCCGACGCATCATGCAACGGATGATCGACTTCACTGGTGTCAACAAATGCAATTTCACAGGTAACTCTCAAGTGTATTTCAACGAAGGCATGCGCAATGCTGGGTTGTTTATGCAAGCGAAAGTTTTAGATGCTGCACCAGAACAATTCTTTTTAATGTTACAGGAATACAGCAATGACAGAAGCGACACAGGAAACGGCTCAAGCTAACACTACAGCCGAAGAAGTGAAAGCAGACGACACGCTGTTGGTGTCGGATGAAGTTAAACCAGAACAGGAAACGCCTTCTGACGGCGAGCCTTCCGGTGAGGAACCGGAAGTAACTCAAGAAGCCGACAAAGACGAAGTAACTTATGAGTTCAATGCGCCAGAAGGTATCAACCTTGATAGCGAATTGCTCGGTGAGTTTGAAGCGTTTGCCAAAGAAAAGGGATACACGAACGAGGATGCCAATAGGCTCTTGGAATTCGGTATCAAGATGCGGCAAAAGGATGT